TTTACCTTAAGCACAGATCAACTAGATAAGTTACTCAAAGCTGCAGGTATCTATCAACTTCCAGACTTAACTGTTGTTGGTAGAAATGGTGTTGTCAAAATTCAAGTTAGAGATAGAAAGAATGATACATCAAATGATTTTGCTATCACTGTTGGAGAAACTGATGAATCATTCTCATTTAATTTCAAGGTAGAAAATATTAAAATTTTACCAGGTACATATGATGTTGTTGTATCTAAGAAACTTCTATCACGTTTCACTTCTCAAAACTATAATCTAAAATACTACATAGCATTAGAACCTGATTCAACATTCGAGTAATGAACAACTTAGGATTAGAAATTGTTTTCTGGGTTATTCTTTCTCTTTATATCTTTACTCAATTGGGAGTGTTTAAAAAGAAGAAAAGGAAAGGGAGGAAAAGAAAATGAAGTATCATTTGTATGACGACAAAGAGAGACATCAAGGCTGCTTTGAATCCGTAGAAAAATTAAGAAACTTTCTATGTGATCGAAAGTATGATATTAGTTGTGATGCTGATTTATCCTGCACGTTTGATTACATTAAACATATAAAATGGTATTTTGAAATTGAAGAATGAAACTAACACAAGAACTAATTGACAAAATACAAGAAGCTATGCTTCACACTAATCTAAAAGGTGAAATAAACTGGAAAGATGGTGATGATATTGAAGTACAGATTGCAGGTACTTTTGCAAAGGATAAATTTATTGTATTGAAAAATGCATCGAAGAACCCTTTTGAAAATGCTCAACCACATCCTCATTTTGATTATGAGAAGAAGGTGTTTACTAAAGATGGTAGAGAGGAATATATGAAAGAACAGGAGAAGTTAAAGAAATGAGTGAAGAAGAATTACAAGAACAAATCATACAACAGATTGAAGTTCTAGTAGAAGAACTAGGTGGTACAATGTGCCAATCAACAAGGTGTAACAGTATGGGTAGACGGAGTAAAGTTATAGAGATAGAATATAATGTAGAAGGATAAAACTACATTATGAATATTTTTGTAACTGATCCATCTCCAACTGTATCAGCACAAGTATTACCTGACAAACATGTTGTCAAGATGCCTTTAGAATCTTGTCAGATGCTTGCTATTGTTTGCTCTGAAAAGTGGGGTCATGGGTACGGTGAGATACACAAAAAGAATGGTGAACCATACAAAACTGATAAGGGTGCATTTAGAGGACATCCTTGCACTATCTGGGCAGCACAAAGTATTGCCAATACTGCATGGTTAATTCAACACGGTTTTGGATTACTTGAAGAGTATACACACAGATATGGTAAGATACATTCTTGTCAAACTGCAATGAATGCTGCAGAGAAAGTATTTGAAGAAAAAACAGGAAGAACATTATTATGTCACAAAGAAGCAACACCATTCGCATTTGCAGGTCCCGATGTATTTAAATATGACACAAGCATTGACACTCTTACTGCTTACAAACGTTATATATCGTCCAAACCTTGGGCTGCATCTAATTATCTTCGTGACCCATCCAAAAAACCGAATTGGTTATGAAGCACATTCTATTTGAATTAGAAGGTTGTCCCTTTCCCACTTTGAATGATGAAGAGCATATAAAATTCTGTTTGTTTCATGCATCAGAAGCATCACATTCAAAAGTTATTAAAATAGAAACTCAAAAATTTGTACCACAAGGTGTAACTGGATTTGCTTTATTAGCAGAGAGTCATTTAAGTATTCATACATGGCCAGAAAAAGGTGTTGCATATTGTGACATTTTTACTTGTGGTGAACACTGTGAACCAGAAAGTGCAGTAGAATATTTAAGTAAGTGGTTATCATCCACAAACACTAAATCTAAATGTTATGAAAGAATTTGATTATGACCTCGATTACAAAAACATTGATTTTACAGTTGAAGAAAACCGCAAACTTTATCGCATTGGAAGGGGAGAACAAGGAGTGTTACTGGTTCGCCCTTACACTAACGATATATGCTCTCATTGGAGATTTGTAAATGAAACTATTGCTCGCAAATCTGCTGATAAAATCTACTCCATGTTTTGTGACTATAAGAAGCAACAGGACTTCATTGGAATGGATATGGCAAGGAAGTTTCTTGAGATGGGATTTACTCGCTCCCGTAGGTATGCAAATCATCCTAGTGGAAAGAAATACGCTAGAGATGGTTCCATATCACCGCAGTCGCCAACCGCACTACACTGTGAAAAGTCGCGTTCTGCAACTGTTTTCAAAAAAATGAGGGACAAAGCAGCATATGATGAAACTTATCAAAAACTACGCAAACAATGGAGATCTGAAGAATGATTTTACCAGGCACAACCGTTACAATTGATAGTCCAAACTCAATATATAATGGGTATGTTGGATTCGTTCAACGATGCACAAAGAAAACAGCATCAGTTCTGTTTGATAACTATTCTCCTTGGGAGAAACTTGTCACTTTTAGAATATCTGAATTAAGAGAAGGTGGCAACATCCCTAAATCAAAAAACTATTAATTATGATTTTTTTATCCTGTCCTCCAGTATATACATTACCTGGCACATGGACTAAGTGCAATGCACTAATACCACATTATAATGCTGATCCAGATGCAACATTCGGTATTTCTATATTAGTAATCTTAGTTTTACTATCTGGGTTTGGAATATACAGAGCATTCTTTAATAACAAAGGTTTAACAGACCAATGGGAAGAACATGATGACTAACCATGCACTAGAAATTATTTTTTGGACAGTTTTAACACTGTATGTTATGACTAAGATAGGTGTATTTAAAAAATGAACCTTTGGCAGAATTATAAAAAGGTATTGTTCAATACTTTTGACTTGGAACCTGATGCTACTAGTATGGAGTGGGAAGGAAAACGTAACACAAGTCTAAAAGCAATAGAGTATCGTCATAAATATTTTTTGAAAGCACGTGAGGTAGAAATTTACAATGAAAAGTCTAGCATTTACAACAACATCCTCTATCCTAAGACTGGCAGTAATCTGCCCTGTTTTGGCATGGATCTTATGGGATTTGCTGAATATAAGGTAATCGTAGTATTTGATTTTCAGCACCCCACAGAGAACTACATGTTCTCACATCCAGACTTACCAGTAGCAACAGAGGACTATAGATTCTTTGAGAAAGGTAATCACTTCTCAGAGAATATTTTTGTACGTAAATGTAAGATGGATGAGGTAGATCAATATGTAGGAGAGTTTGCACAATATCTTGATGCATACAGAAGAATGGTAGAAGCGGTACAACCAGATGGAGAAGATACCTCAGTTTATGCTGACTTTGATGCATATATGACAAGATTGGATCCTGTCGGTGGATACCTCAAAGGTATCTTCGGAGAGGAGAGAGCAGAACAGCTTGTCAAATCATTTCTTTTCTGCTATAATAAATAGTAATGCTGCATTGCAGTAATATTCAAATACAAAAATACGAGGAATACACATGTCATTTAGTGCATTAAAGAAGTCTAATTTTCAAGACTTACTTTCTAAAGCAGAAAATCTCAATAAGTCAGAGACCAAAGCAGGTCCTGATGAGCGTCTCTGGAAACCAGAGGTGGACAAAGCAGGAAATGGTTACGCTGTAATCAGATTTCTTCCTGCACCCGATGGAGAAGACCTTCCATGGGCACAAGTTTGGAGTCATGCCTTCCAAGGACCTGGCGGATGGTATATCGAAAACTCCCTTACAACTTTAGGTAAGAAAGATCCTGTTTCTGATCTCAATAGAGAACTTTGGAACGCAGGAGCAGAAGGATCTCCACAAAGAGATCAAGCACGCAAACAAAAGCGTAAGTTAAACTATTACAGCAACATCTACGTTGTTAAAGATAGTGCAAATCCTTCTAACGAAGGCAGAGTATTCTTATACAGATATGGTAAGAAAATCTTTGACAAGATTATGGAATCAATGCAACCCGCATTTGAAGATGAGACACCAGTAAATCCATTTGACTTCTGGAAAGGTGCAGACTTTAAGTTAAAGATCACTAGAGTCGCAGGATTCTGGAACTATGACAAGTCTGAGTTTGCAGAAACATCTGTATTAGGTGGTTTCAACGATAAAGAGTTGGAAGCATTATGGAAAGAAGAACATAGTCTAGCATCATTCACTGCTGATGATCAGTTCAAGTCCTATGAAGATCTTAAGGTTAGACTTGAGAGCACTTTGAAGGGTAACTATACTAAACCAGTCGATGCTGAAACAGCATATGAAGAGGTTGAGGCA